TCCTCGATGCGCAATTGGAGATAAAGCAATGGCAGTCAAGAAGGTTACGCTGCGCGACCGTGTCCGCGCCCTGATCAAGGGCAAGGACGCTGAAGGCGTGGAGAAACTGATGGAAGATGCTGGGATCGATCTCGGCGAGGTCCATGACGAGGAAGGCTCGGTCGAAGCCGGCCGTGGTGACACCCACGTCCATGTCCACCTCGGCGCCAAGGCCGAGGAAGCTCCGGCGTCTGACGCGGATGAAACCGAGCGTCCCGACGCTGGTGGATCCGACGTCGACTCTCGCTTTGAAGCGATCGAAAACACCCTGGCAGACCTGGCCGAGGCCGTGGCCAAACTGGCCAACTCCGAGTCGGCCGAGGACGACGAAGAAGAAAGCGATGAGGTCCTCGGCGAGGACGCAGAGGTCGTGGGCGAAGGCCGTGGTGAAGGCCGTGGTGAAGAAGGTGAGGGCGGTGAAATCCTCGGCGAAGACAAGGCCAGGGACAAGGGCCGTGACGCTGCCATGGGCACTCTGTCGACCGAGGCCCGCAACACCTTCTCGCGAGCCGAAATCCTGGTGCCTGGCATTAAGTTCCCGACCGTCGACAGCAAGAACCCCAAGAAGACCCGCGACGCCCTGTGCAAGTTCCGCAAGAACGCCCTGAAGAAGGCGTGGGCCGTCGGTGGCAAGAGCCGCGACGCCATCAGCTCGGTGTTGGCCGGCAATAAGCTCGACCTGCGCACCGCCACTTGTGACTCAGTCGCCGTTTTGTTCAACGGCGCGGCTGCCGTGGCCGGCAAGCAGAACAGCCCCGTGATCCGTAAAGACCTCGGCGGCAACGTGGGCATCGGCCCGAAGAACGTCGCCGACATCAACGCCCAGAACCGCGCGTTCTGGAAGCACAAGTAAGGAGCTCAAGCAATGGTTGCTTTCACCTACCGCATGCCGGCCGGCATTCCCGGCGCCGTGACCCGGTCCTCGGCCGCCACGATCGAAGCCCGTCCTTTGGACCCCACCAACTATCCGACCACCTTCGGCGTTGCCGTCGCCATCGACGCCACGACCTTGGCTCTTCGCTCCATCACCACCGGCGACGTGGCTGAGGCGGTCTACGGCATCTACGTCCGCCCGTTCCCGACCACCGGCAACGGCACCGACGGCCTGGGTACCTCGACTCCGCCCTCCTCCGGCATCGGCAACGTTCTGCGCCGCGGCTACATCACCGTCAAGCTCAACGGCGCCACGGCGTCCCAGCTCAACGGCGCTGTGTATGTCCGCGTCGCCGCTGCGGCCACCGGCAAGCCGATTGGTGGGTTCGAAGCCGCGGCCGACAGCACCAACACCATTCTGCTGACCAACGCCATCTACACCGGTCCTGCCGATGCCAACGGCAACACCGAAATCGCCTTCAACATCTAAGCGGGAGACCTCGCAAATGCACACCCCGAAAAAGCCCGGTCTGATCCGCGCCCGAACCCGCGACGCCTTCACGACCTTTGACGCTCGGACCGTCGACAGTACCGGTTCATTCCTGATCGGCGAACTTGAGCGCCTCGACCAGAAGCTCCACGAGCCGCTGGTCAGCGTGACCTGGAGCCGAGACATCGACCTGCGCTCCGACGTGAGCATGGCCGATGAATACAGCTCATTCACCAACTCCTCGTTTGCCGCGGCTGGCGGCATGGCCCCTGGTGGCAAGAGCTGGATTGGCAAGGACAGCAACGCCATCACCTCGATGGCCCTGGACATCGGCAAGACCACCAACCCCCTGTACCTCTGGGGCCAGGAAATCAGCTTCACCGTGCCCGAGCTCGCGTCCGCCCAGAAGTTGGGCCGCCCGATCGACGTGCAGAAATACAATGCCCTGAAGCTGAAGCACAACATGGACGTGGACGAGCAGGTCTACATCGGTGACTCGACGCTCAGTGCTTACGGCTTGCTGAACTCCCCGCTGGTGACCGCCTCGAACGTGGTGGCCAACGGTTCCGGCCACACCACCTGGGCTCAGAAGATCGCCGACGACACGTCGGGTGGCAGCACTGCGGCCGACGAAATCCTGAACGACGTCAACACCCTGGTCAACGCCGCCTGGGCCGCTTCCGGCTGGGCCATCATCCCCGAGAAGCTCTTGCTGCCCCCGACCCAGTTCTCGCTGCTCGTCAGCAAGAAGGTCAGCACCGCCGGCAATATCTCCATCATGCAGTTCCTGAAGGAAAACAATCTGCTGAAGACCGGCCAGGGCCGTGATCTTGACATCCAGCCGTGCAAGTGGCTGGTCGGCCGTGGCGCTTCCGGCGCCGATCGCATGATCGCCTACACTCAGGAAGAAGACCGTGTGCGGTTCCCCCTGGTCCCGCTGCAGCGCACTCCGGTCGAATATCGCTCGATCTACCAGCTGACCACCTACTTCGGTCGCCTGGGTTGCGTCGAGTTCGTCTACCCCGAAACCGTTCAGTACGCCGACGGCATCTAAGGTGCGTTGGGGAGGATCTCAGGTCCTCCCCGCGAACCGATCCCAGGAGAGATGAAGATGAGCAAAGTTCTCGTGAATGTTCCGGTCGGCGGGATTACGATCACCGGCAACGACGGAAAGCAGATTAAGATCCCCGCAGGGATCTCGCCTCTGGACAAGGGCCTGACCGAGCATTGGTATTTCGAAGCTGCCGGTGGCGTCGTGCTCGGTGAGGCTCCGGATGACGACGACGATGCCGTCGAACTGGCCGAAGACGTCGCCGAGCTCGAGGACGCTGAAGCCAAGAATGACGCCGAAGGCGCCGCCAAAGCTCAGGCCAAGATCGACGCCGTCAAGAGCAAGAGCAAGAAGGGCTAGGGCCATGCTGACCGCCGCCACGTTCCGAGACCTATATCCTGAGTTCACCGACCCCACCGTCTACACAGACGCCGCGATAACCCAGTGGCTCTATGTGGCGTCCATTCAGCTGAACGTGACACGTTGGGCTGAGCTGCTGGACGTCGGTGCCGGGTTGTTTGTGGCTCATCAATTGGCTCTTTCAGCTCCGAACGTGGCGTCCGGCGCTAGTGGCTCTGTTCCAGGTCAGTCATCTGGTCCTATCGCCTCTAAGTCTGTCGGCCCTGTCAGCGTCAGTTACGACACCGGGGCAGGCATGATTGACGGAGCCGGTAACTGGAACCTGACCAACTACGGAACCAGGTTCATTCAGTATGCCCGCATGGTCGGCGCCGGCGCGTTGGTGGTGTAGAATGGCAAAGAACGGAACTACCGTAACCAAGGATAACGTCGACAAAGTCCTGAAGAGCATTCAGGATCTCGTCGGACGCGTTGTCATGGTCGGTGTTCCGTCGGAGAACGATGACCGAGAAGAGTCTGGCGGCCCCAATAACGCGATGATCGCCTACGTCCAAGAAACTGGTGCTCCTGAGCTTGGGATCCCAGCTCGCCCGTTCTTGGTTCCGGGTGTCAAAGAAGCCCAGGCCAAGATCGCTACTTGCTTGCGAGGTGGCGCAGAGGCCCTGCTGAGTTCCGATGAGGGACGAGCTACCAGCGCTTTGAGCGCGGCCGGCATGACTGCAGTTTCGTCAGTCCGCCGCGTAATCCAGAACGGCGACTTCGAGGCGCTGAAGCCGGCGACCATCGCCGCCAGAGCCAGGGCCCGCGGAACTGCCTCGCGTCGTAAGAGCGAGAAGAAATATCTTCAGATGGTCAGTGACGGAATTGCCCCAGACCAGGCGCAAGATGCCGCTGGGATTAGGCCGTTGGTCAACACCGGCCAGATGCGCAACTCAGTCACCTACGTCCTTCGGAGGCGCACCAAATGATTGACGTTGGCGATATCGTCCAAGATCCTGATTTTGCCTCCACGGTCGTTGTCACTCGACGCGCCTCTGTCATCGGTGATGACGGTGTTGGTAGTGTGGTCGAGAGCACGTTTGAGCTCATTGGTACGGTCGCCACTGAGGGCAATCCAATGGTGCTCGAAGCTGAGTATGTCCACTCACAGGACAACGTCACCATCTACACCAAGACAAAGCTTCTTGACGCGGCCACCGGCTTCCAAGCTGACAACATCGCGTGGGGAGGCAGCACGTACCTAGTCCGCAAGGTAACCAACTTGTCGCACTTTGGGTTTTATCAGGCCGAGTGTGACATGATCAACCTGACGAGTGCTCCGTGATGCCAAGCAACGTCGCAGGCTTTCTCACTCCCATAGACGCCAATCCTCCCCTTGAGGACGCTAATCTGGTCGCTCTGTTCCAGCGTCTTATCGTTGGACTGACCGGTCTTGATGGAACCATGGTCCGCCCTCGTTGGCAGGTGACGCTCCCGTCTCCTCCGAGCAACAGCACGACCTGGGTGTCGCTCGGAATTTCGCATCGCCGCGGTGACACCAATGCCTTCGTCAAACATGATCCTACTCTGAATGGCGGCGATGGCGCCGATGTCGTGTCTAGACAGGAGGAGCTGGAAATCCTCTGCAGCATCTACGGTCCTTCAGCCGATGACACGTACAGCTTAATCCGTGACGGGCTCAGTGTTGGCCAGAACCTCGACACCCTGAGGGCTGCCAAGGTGTCGCTGATTGAAGTCGAAGGTGCTCGTGGGGCGTCGGTCTTGCTCAACACGCTCTGGTATTACAGGCTCGATATGACCTTCCGTGTTCGGCGCTTGATTGAGCGCACCTATCCAGTCCTAACCATTCTCGCCGCCGACCTCGTGGCTTATCCGCAGAACGAGATAGACACCCCGAGTGTCCCCGTCACAGTCAGTCAATAAGGGTACATGACAATGGCAAACGCGCTTCCCATTTCTCGGCTCATCCAGGTTGGTGTTGTTCTGACGCCCCAGGCTGCGCAGATGCAAAACCTCAATACACTTCTGGTTCTCGGCTCATCGAATGTCATCGATACCTCTGAGCGGATCCGCAATTATTCGAGTCTGCCTGAGGTCGCCTCTGATTTTGGCAACGCCTCCCCTGAATACTACGCGGCGGTCGACTACTTCGGCCAGAGCCCTCAGCCGACCTCACTGAGCATCGGGCGCTGGGCCAAGACGGCCTCGAGCGGTCAACTTGTGGGATCGACGCTCTCCACCGCCCAGCAGGCGCTGTCTGTCTGGACTGCCGTCACCTCAGGCGGTTTCGAGGTCACGATCGACGGTGGCTCTGCTCAGAACGTCACCAGTCTGAACTTCTCCAACGTGACCAACCTGAACGGCGTGGCTTCTGTCATCAATGCCGTGTTGACCGGCGCAGTCGTCACCTGGAACTCGAACTTCAGTCAGTTCATCATCACGTCGAACTCGACCGGCACGACTTCGGCCGTCGGCTTTGCGATCGCCCCCACCTCCGGCACCGACATTTCTGGAATGCTCGGCCTGACGGTCGGCTCCTCTGGCTCATATTCTGTCCCCGGCATCGCAGCTGAAACCGCCATTTCTGCCGTGACTACCTTTGACGCCAACTTTGGGCAGTCGTGGTATGCCCTGTTCATCTGCGGCGCGTCTGACAGTGACCACCAAGCGGTGGGCGCCTATATCGAGGCCTCGAACACCCGCCACTTGTACGGCATCAGTACTCAGGAAGCGGGAGTGCTCACCTCGTCCAGCACCACTGACATCGCCTACGTGATGAAGTCTCTCGGGTACAATAAGACCCTGGTGCAGTTCAGCTCGTCCTCCGCGTATGCCGTTTGCTCGCTGCTCGGACGCGCGATCGTCGTCGATTATAACGGCAACAGCACCGCCATCACGCTGATGTACAAGGCCGAGCCTGGTGTCATTGCTGAGACCTTGAACACGACTCAGATGAGCGCGCTCGAAAGCAAGAACTGTAACGTGTACGTCGCTTACGACAACGACACCACGATCATCGAACCGGGCAAGGTGGCGTCTGGGCAGTTCATTGACACGATCACCGACGTCGATTGGTTTGTCTCTG